TTATCGGAGAGAGGGACCAATGATGTCTGTGATTGTGTAGTAAGTTGCCATGCTGCAGCACTAGCAGAATTGCCATCCATGTAGGGGGCAGCGTTAGGAATGGCGCCATCTTCAGCCTGTGCCCACTCACCCTCGATGTTGAGGATCCTAAGAACAGACTTGCCCAGTGCATCAACAAAGGCACCCAAGTCAACTGGAGCCTGTACGAATAAACCGGTGTCATCTGGGGTTACTGATGCACGAATGAAGAAAGTGTCTGTCTTTGCCATGATCCTGGCTGGGCGCCACCTCTTATGAACCAATGGTTCAGTAATGACTTCACTAGCCTGCCTAGAACCCGCCTATCTTGATAGGGTGGCCAACGCTGGGCGCCCTCCGACATTACTAAAGAGAAACGTACCCTCCTAGCCTACATTGCTGGCATTGGTGAGGGTGAAGGGAGCAAGAATTGCTCCCTGAAGCCTCCAGATGGATAATTTCGATCTGAAGCATCTGTATTTATTACAGATCTAGCGTTCCGGATGGCCATGGGGAGAGAGATATTCACCATTAGTGTCCCAATTGGGAGCCAAGTATGGCACCAATTGCAGGCATGGAGAGCGGATGAGCAAGCAAATGTGAGTGCAAATGTATGCGCGGCGATCCAAAGCGACATGGACAAGGTAAACAGAGTCCTCGCATTGGAGAAAAGACATCTATGGCTGGGTGATGAATTGAAACAAATCAATTCTGAATGTGGCTGCAGAGGATTGACGCTCGATCAATGGAGGGATTTCTTTGACCCATCATGGTGAAGATGATGATGATTCATTCAGGTTTGAGTGTGTGTACTGTGAAGTAGTGTCTGTTGAGTGTGGTCGGTTGACAATGTGCCCGAAATGCAAGCACGTTTTTCAGATTCGATGGTCATAATTTTGAATTTTGGAAATCCATTTTGAGAGCTCCAGGATCTCTTCAGAGAGATGGATACGAAAAACCGAATTCTATTCCTGCAAAGCATCATCCCGAGCCGCAAAGAGCAGTCCTTCTGCTGCAGTGTTGTCCACTTGGGTGAATTTGAGCATATATCCGATGTCCCCACTAAGCGTTGAGAGCGCTCCTGATGCAGTCAACTGGTATGCATTGACATAGATATTCTCTGTTAGGATGTGCTCAGGATCAATGAAGACTTCTAACATTGCATCTGCAGCCATTACACCCCATGCAATTTGGCGAGAATCTGAAGGTCGCAATCCGAAATCACTCCATTCTTCATTTTGTGCAGTGGTTGTCAATGGTGTTGCACCCTGTGAAGTTGTTCCCACAACAAAGAACACTGTTTCAGCCCAAAGTTTGTCCTCAACTCCTGCGACATTGGAGTTGCTGATCGGGAAGAATTCAACGCTGACCAATTTCATATTGAGTTTGTAATTTCCATTATCGAGCAAATGCTCGCGAGGAGCAGTAGGATTCCAGAGCGACGAACGAAAACCCGAACGGATTGTGTGGATACCTCTACGCATACTACTTCATCCTCCGTGCCATTCTCTGTGCTGTCTGCATGATTCTCTTTTGTGACCATCCTTTCTTCAATGCACCCGACTTCTTTCTAGCCTTTGCATTAACTTCACGCAATGCTTTCGACAATCGTTTCCGTGATAGTTTGCTTGCTGCAGACACACCCTTCTTGATGCGTCGGCCTTCTTTTGCCACGATCCTGGCCGCCTGAGTAGCCTTGACAGCGCCCGTTGCTTGAGGTGCCGCTAATCCCGCAGCGAATAATGCCAAATCAGCAGGACTGATCCCAGCAACTAGATCCTGGGACAGTTCCCGTTCTAGTTCACGGCCCATGTCAACCACAGGGTCAACCACACGACGGTTGAGGAAATTCCTCATCGCCCGACACATGGGACAGTTATCGGCCACAGGGATCAACTCACTGCTGACTCAATGCTAATGCCATGGCTGCAGCCTCGGTTAGAGTTTCTACGCGGCATTCTAGAACCATGTTGTAAGTTAGATTGGATGTTGCAGCCCAGTCGGTTTCTCCCTGTGCACCAAGGTAGAGAGTTTCAACAGCAACTAGGTATCCTTCAGAGAAATGTTGTGGCATGTGTGAGTCTTGATAGACTTCAGAAGGAGCGTTGCTGGAAGTATCTGGGTTACGAGCCCAAATCATTCCTTTTGCGACCACAGACTTATCGGAGAGAGGGACCAATGATGTCTGTGATTGTGTAGTAAGTTGCCATGCTGCAGCACTAGCAGAATTGCCATCCATGTAGGGGGCAGCGTTAGGAATGGCGCCATCTTCAGCCTGTGCCCACTCACCCTCGATGTTGAGG